CTAAAAAAGTTCTATTACCGCTTGAATCTAGATGCTCTACAGATCTTAAAACTAAAACATCTGATGGCATGGATACAGCTCTATTTCCTGCTGTAAAAGTAGAATTTGCATATTTACGTAAATCATCATAATCAACTTTACCTGCAACATCTAATTCCACGTTTCTAATAAATTCTTGAATTTGTGAATCTGATAATACAGTGCTACTTACCTCTGTATAGTTTCTTACTTGTGTTAAAAAATCTGAATGTGTAATGGCCATTATGAAATACTAACCTCCACTTGTCCTATTAATGATAACATTTCTCTTCTTCTATTTTGTACAGATGGATCTTCAGGAACCATACTATGAATTATAGATGTAACACCATTTCTTGTAATTTCGAAATCTTGTGTTTTGAATGCAAAGTCTCCAGGTAGAGATAAATTTGCAACACCCACTGAAGCACCACCTGAATCTGATATTGTAATATCGTTTGAAAATTTTACAGACGGTTGTTGAAACTTCATGTTTCTTGAATTTTGTAATGCTATTGCATCAGCAGTTGTATGCTTTCTTCTTATTTGTGGATGTTTAGGTTCAAATTCTGAATAATGAACTAAAGATCCATTCCATTCTTTGACCATTTCAGTATATGGAAAAGCCATACCTGATCTATCAGAAATTGCTTGTGATCTTTTACCTGTTGCGTATTTTGCCATTTAGATTCCTTGTGGGTAGAAAGATTGAGGAGTAATGTAAGTAGAAGCTCTTTGACCATCCTCATCCAAAGCTCTTTTTAATTGATCCTCATAAATTAATTTATTTTGTTGAACTAACTGCGGTGCATTTTTCATTGCAAGATAGTAAGCAAGACCTGCTACCATACACGGTAGAAATCTAAAAACGACATCAGCATCATTTGTGTAAGCACCAGCATCTTCAATTCTTTTGATCACATAGTATTTTAAAGTTGTGTAAGTATTTAAATCAGGAGCCTGGTATAAATAAATTTTTGGAGTAGTTAATCTTTCAACATAGTATTGAGATGGTTGTCCTGTTGCTAATTTGTTAGGTAGTGCAGCATATGCAGATCTATCAATCTTAGTTAATGATACATCTTGTGTGCTAGCACCGTCAGAAGCTGCAGCGGTTGAAGATATGAAAGCTTCTAAAACATCACTTACTCCTGCACTCACACTATATTCTGCTTGACCTGAAACTAAAGCATTTTCATGGAGAGCCACTTTCCACAAGTGAATTCCTCTATTAGCCCATTCTGCAAATAATAAATTTAAACTTGTTCTTGCGGATTTCAAACTATGACCACTCGTTGTCGTCATACCACATCTTTCGTATGCCTCTTGAATTATTTCTTCTATTGAAAGGTCAAAACTAGTAGTCCCTGAAGTTGCCATTATTATCCTTTTTACGGTTGTACAATTTCTTTGATTGTACCACTTTTTGATTAAACTTTGAAGACCTTAGACTTTTTGCTATAAAGTTTGGCGATGACACGTTTTTTCTTCTTTTTTTCATCTCTCGCGCCCCTTAATTTACCTTCTACTTGTTTTCTTATTTGTGATCTAGATATTGGCATTTAATTTTTCTATTTTTATATTTCCTGCTATTGTAACAGAATTACTGTGTTTTAAAACCATATGTGTAATAAAACTTGGAAATATTATCATTTGCCCTTGCCTGCATGATGGTCTAAATTTTCTAGAAAAACATTCAAATAAAATTGGATCTTCATAGTAACTTTCAATTAAATTTAAAACAGGATTCATAAAAATTGTATTAGATTCTTTTATTTTTTTATAAATTACAAAGGAAAAATGGGATCCAGCATGTTCATGCTTATCTTGAAAATCGTTTTCTCCATATTTATTTTCCCAGATTGATTTTAATATAATTCTATAAGGCGGTTTTATAATATCTTTAATTATATTATTTATTTCTTCTAATAAATATTGTTCTGAATTTTTTTCTAAAATATTTTCAAAGTTATGTGAACTCAAAGTTTCAGATAACCAAGTTTTTTCAAAATTTATATTATTTAATTTTATTTTATCAACATCGATATTAACTATCCAAAAAGGCAAAGAAAATAAATCTAATTTCATGGTGTATAAAGATAATTTATATCACTGTGTTTCAAAGTCAACAAAGCGTCTTCCATTGACTCAACAATCGGATAACCTTTTAAATTAAATGAAGTATTAAGTAAAATAGGAACATTTGTTTTATCATAGAACAATTTTATTAAATCATAATAATTTGGATTTTGTTCTCGTTTCAATGTTTGAAATCTACATGTTTTATCTTCGTGCACACATGCTGGAACTTCGTCAATAGCTTTTTGTTTTGCGTCAATTGCAAAAGTCATATAAGGAGATTCATCTAATGTATGCATATTTAAATAATCATGACGATGCTCGTACAGAATTGTTGCAGCTGTTGGCCTCCACCATTGCCTGCCTTTTATTTTATTAACTATTTTTTTTGCATTTTTGTTTCTAGGATCAAATAACATAGACCGATTACCTAAAGCTCTAGCACCCCACTCAGAATGTTTTTGAAATATTACAACAAGGTTTTGTTGTAAAAGTAAATTAACTGCTTCTTCTTTATTGTAAATAATTCTCATAATAAATTACACCACCAATTGCAGTACCAGCATCATATGGTACAGGGTCTACAAAAAAATTATATTCAGGATAAAGTTTTACTAATTTAAAATTATTTAAACAGTTTAAATGATACCCACCTGATAATATTAAATTCTTACAATCAGAATACTCTTTTGCTTTCTCTATTAAATCTATTATATCTTTGAGAGTTTCATCTTGTGCTTTATTTGCAATTTCTAAAACATTTTTATCTAAATCAGTCCCTTTATCTTTATATGCTGCAATACCCATCAATTGACCCTCCTCACCCATTTTAAAATTTGTTTTATCTAGGTACTCAATATATTTTGAACCTGCTCTCGATTTATTACTCATTACATAATCTATTTCTTTTTTGTGGTATTCTTCAATCGGAACAAAATTATTAAAATAATCCACTTTTTTATTAGAAAAATATTTGTATTTAGGAACCACTTCTTTTTCATTAATTAAAAATATACTTTGTAAAACTCTAAAAAGAGGATTTATTGGCATTTCTCCACCACCATCAGAAATTAAAGCAATTGCTTCTTTGTATTTGCTAAAATAATATCCGCAAGTTGCGTGATAAATGTGATGATTATTAATATTAAAATAATATTTTTTATAGTTTAATTGTTTCAAACATTTTTCAATTATTGGTGTTTCTAATTGTATATGTCCCCTATCGTGAGAAGCAAACACCACAACATCAAATGTAATATTTTTAAATTTTTTAAACATTTGGTATTCGTAATAGAAATTATTTTTTTTAGTTTCATCAGGATCAAAACCTTTTTGTTTGTTGAATCTATCTTCTTCATAATATTCTTTTAAAATATTATCTTCAAAATAAGCGCACGAACAGTGATGTGAAATATTCACCCCTAAAATTTTTTTCATTAATTTTTAAACTAAATCTTTTGCTTTTCCTATAATAGGTTTATATTTAGTTTTACCTTCAGATTTATATGCATGCAAGAATTGTTTTCTTGGTTGGTCAGATGTATAGCTGCAATGTATCCATCCACTGTTTGGCTCACCAGGAGTATAGAACTCCAATATCAATTGATCGTATTCTAGGTTTGCATGAATCCAGTCAGCTAGTTCTGCATTGTCTGTGCCTATACATTCGAAATCTGCCGCCTCTGCTTTGGCATGCTGTGAATTTACAGAGCTACCTATCTTT